CATATACTTGCCTGTACATCGAAGGAGCTTATAAAGGTTCAGGATTCGGCTGGATAAAAACCGATAAACTCGGCAGTAAGGAAAAGTACTACAAGTAAAATTGCCGGACCGGGCGGCGGCCAAACCGCCCGGGATAATCTTGGAAGGGAGGAAATACAATGCTTAGAACAATAAAAAGCACCAAATATCAAAAAGAGATATCCTACTATACAGAGGATATTGAACAGTATTCAGGTGATCCGGTTTGTACGGGGTATGCCGACGACGGAGCAGGCGCTTACGAAATAACCTTCGAGGAGCGCGGAGGACATTACTACATCAAGGATATTAACGAAATCGAAGGTTGATATTCAGGCCCGCAACCGGGGCGGCAAAACCCGGCAGAAAGGATGATGAAGATGAAGCGAGTAGAAAATCCGATGCCAACAGTAGAATATGAAGGAAAGATTTATAAGCTAAAAAGCCGAAAAATAGATATACCCAATTTTTCATCGATGGACAGTTTACATGTCAGAGTTTGGTTATTAAAAAACACGACACCAAGGGGGTATAGCAAAAAGACAAATCCTCTTGCGGGAATGGGTGATGTTATAAATATTATTTAGCCCCGCCTGACAACGCCCGCCGGTAGCAGCCCGAAGCTCGTCGCCCGGCGGGATGGAAATAATCAGTATTGCACAAAAATAAATAATTAACTTTGTGCAATATTTTATTCTATATCCTATTGACTTTGCGCATACTCAATGATATAATGAATACATAATAAAGAACGGGGAGGAAATAAAAAAATGTTAAAGTATCAAGTAATAGAAGACAATGGCGGCGGCCCCACGTTAGCGGTGTTTGAGGGTGAGAACGTAACATACCTGCATACCGGGTATGAATATAATGTGGGGCAGCTCACTAATGATTTAGACGCCTTAAAAAGCGGGGATAATCCCGCAGAAGACTGGGAAGGAAACGAAGAAAACCCGCAAGACCTTTATGATAACATAGCATCCTATGAGTTTGGATGGAAGATAGTAGCCGATCAGAACGGGATATATCCCGAGGATATGGGAGCGGCTGCCAAAGAAGAATTTAAAATTGAAAAATAAAACAATTTGGCTCTCGGTCAACCAGAAAACCGGGATAATAAGGAGGAAATATCATGAAAAAATTTTTTAACGACAAGGAAATAAACGTGGAGAACCTGAAAATTGAGATGTCCAAAATGAAAACTTTTCTTGAAGACGGAGGGGATTTAGACGGATACGACGATGAAGCTGTGGCTAATGTCTTGAGTATTATGGAAGAATTGGAAGATATTGAGTATGACGAGCTTGTATATGAGCTTTCTGATGGGTCAAACTGGCAATCAATCGCTTACAGGTTAGAGCATTGAAAACAAGCCGACCCCGGCGGTAAACCGGGGAGAAGGAGGAAATTATGAAAAGAGACAGGAAAAGAAAAGTAATATGTTCCCCAAGGGCACCTCAGCGGTCAGCGCAGTTGATACCGTTGAGATATATCCAACGGAATTGTGACCGCCGTCGGCGGTGTGCCCAGAGGCTTCTGCCCCTGGAATGCAGATAAGGAGGAGGTAATATCATGAAAACAGTAAAGCACGGTCTACTATACGATACGAGCACAGCAAGCAAGATAGGTACCTGGGACAACGGACTTTTCCCGAATGATTTTGGGTATGTAAAGGAAACCCTGCACAAAAAGAAAACCGGTGAGTACTTCCTCCACGGTGAGGGAGGTGCCAACTCCAAGTATGGAGTATGGCACGGGAACAGCGGAGGCTGGGGCGAGGTCATCCGACCATACACACCGGAAGAAGCCCGGGAATGGGCCGAGGAGCACCTGGACGCCGATGTCTATATTGACGAATTCGGCGATCCGGGCGAGGGTCCGGAGGGCAAGGTGTCGCTGAATTTATCAGTTTTGGCCAGCACAAAGGCCAAATTGGAAAGGATGCGGCAAGATAGCAAGAGAGTAACAGGAGCGCAAAAAAGCATCTCCCAGTTGATTGATGATTTGATTGGGAAATTACAGTAGTCGGCTCATTGCACCGGTATGTATGCATGCCGGTTTTTATTTGACAAATCACGCCTAAAGCGATAACTTTTAATGGATAGGAGTTGATTGTATGCAAACAGAACTCGACTTGACAATATTCGTCGCGGAATCATTGTCGAAAGCAACCAAGGGTTACCCCTTGATTGACAAGCTCTATAAGCGTAACAGGTTTGCGTTTTACAAAGCCGCAAAAGATTCTGTGCATTATAACAGCCGAATTATCTGCGAAGGCGCGCTTTTGCAGGTAGAATACGCACGCAAGGCGTTAGGTGTATTGTCGTATATGCAATATGCGCATCCAGAGCAAGGGCAGGAGTATGAGCCCGACATTAAAAACATACTGAAAGAAACATTTCCGCGCGCTTGGGACTATATCAGGAGAAACGTTGTGATACGGCTTAGAAGCTTCATGGAGATACTGGTTCGAAGTAGCGGCGGCATACAAAACATCGGCGACGACGAACTAAATGCAACCTTCATTATTCTTCTTTTCCTCGCAGTTAACGCGCAAAAAGAAATTGATACCAGTGATGAAATGTACACTGTGTTGATAACCAGCATGCAGGAGCGTCTTAAGCATGCTGAAGGTTGGCGCAATATTTCGTCATCGCATTTCATTATGCACGGCGGTAAAATGGAGAAAACAGAAACAGATACCCTCACAGACGAAATCATAAAAAAGTTCTGTTTGGGCTATACTCCACGCGATCTCAATAATATTTATACGTCTCTCTACTTCAACGATCCAGCCATTTCGGGATATGAATATCTATTCGACTTCATTCCTATCTCTGTTGTCTCGCTGGTTGAATCCACAAAGTTTGATTCTGATATAATCCGAAAGTTGGCGAAAGCGTTTGTGTGTAAGAAAAATCGGAAGGTTGAGGGTGTTACACAAGACGAGGTACATACATTTCTGTTAATAGGGGCCCTAGTATATAAATTGGCTCAAGCATACGATGAAACTAAACAGCACTACTTCAAAAACAACAGGGAAACCATGTTCATAGAAGTGGAAGAGGCAGATAAAAATAGGCAGCGTGTTCAGGCGGAAAACTCAGAACTACTCCTGCGTCTGGACGCGCAGAATAAGGAAATTAAATTACAACAGCGGGAAAACAGGCGCTTGAAGGCTGAGATTGAAAGCCTACTCCGAGAACAGGCAGATTTGCCTGCGTTAAGAGAATTGGCGTTTTCATTAGAGATGGATGAGGAGCCGGAGGCGATAAGCATTGATTTTGACATTATAAAATCTGTCGAATTCGTTATTGCGGGAGGGTCCGATGCCTGGCAGACCAGAATGAAGGAATATCTTCCAAACAGCATATTCATTCCTGTCAGTGCTGATAAATTTGACATAAGATTACTGAGGGATCGCATCGTATTTGTTAATACGCGACATATATCCCATTCGCAGTACTACCGGATAATTGAAAATATGTCCGACCGTAAGCTGCATTTTTTCAGGAGAAGCAATGTAAGACACTGTTTGATGGATATAGCAAAGATCTTGTAGGCGGTAAATAGGACAAGTATAAATCAGTACGGAAAGAGTTGGTTAACGTGGATAATACCAAAACATGTAAGGCTGAGGGGTGCACAAAGCCAGCTCGTGTCAAGGGCTATTGTCACAAACATTATCAGCAACTATATCACCACGGCCGTCTGACGCCAGAACGGGAGCAGCAGGAGCCAGGACGGATATGCAGGGTGAGTGGATGCGGACGGTTGGCAAAAGGTGCCTTTGGGTACTGTTATGCCCATTATGCACAGATCAGGAATCACGGATGCCTGACACCGGAGCTCGAAATCTCCAAAAAGAAGCCTCAGTTATTACCGTGCAGCGCGGATGGATGCGATAGGCTTGCAGAGGCCGCCGGCTATTGCCGCAAGCATTATCAGCAAATCCGTAGATATGGGCGAGTAACGCCTGACCGAGAGCGGGCAAGGAAAAAACCAACAACATCAAGGGAATCCATGGAAGAGGACAAATACCCGATTAAAAAATGTTTATTTTGCGGCAAAACTTTGCCAGTTGAGAAGTTTAACGGTAAGCGAATTCATTATTGTGACGCGGTATGCCGATCTAAAAGATATTATCACGAAAACCAGAAATCTTTGCTTGAAAAGAAGCGCAGGAAGTATCATGAAAATGATGAATACCGACAAAGATGTTTGCGGTATGAGAGAGAAAAGCGCAAAGACAAAAATAACGCCCTCCCCGAATAACCGGAGAGGGCGTTAATACTTACTCCCCGAACAACCCCGCCATATCAAGAGTAACAAAAACCCGTATCATGTCAGCTGTCAGGTCCAGACTTCTCAGATACTTCTTTTCCAGCAACTTCTCTATTGTTGGCACAGCCCAAGACATGTCTTGTTTTATTTCCTCAATCGTTTGATACCGTTTTACTGCCACCTCTTCCTCCTCGCTTTCCTTGTACGTAGCACCTAAAAAGTTACAAATCACTTTCGTCTGTGCCTCAGCTATCGCTTTCAGGTTTTCATCTTTTAGCAGAAACGCCTCATCATGGAGATTGTCATGGAATCCGTTTTCAATAAGTAGCACATGGCTTGCGCCGACAGCTTGCGCCGAAGCTATGACAGTATAGTAATCTCCACCCACACCAATCCTGGTCTTTGCCCCTCTGTCTGTGGTACCCATAACACCGGCCACAGCCTTTGACAGTGCAGCCGCGAAATTTCTATCAGTAGGTAGCTTGATGGAGTAGTACGCTTCCACGCCTTTACCGCCACAGGCGTTGGAGTGTTCGCTAATAAACAGGTCATACCCGGATGCCTTCTTTCCTCTCGCGGTTAGGGTCGGGTCTTCTCCTTCCCCCCTGGTTAGCCCTACGATGCACCCACAGCGTTCAAGTGCTGCCTTGAGGTAATTTGATACCTTCCACATACCAGAGTGCTCAAAATAGCCATTTTTGCCTTTATTGGCATTCCCCGGAGCGTGTCCGGGGTCTATCATTATTCTTCTGCTCAATGCAGCCGCCTCCTTGTCGTACTCACTCAGCCCATACATTTCTATTATATTTATTAACTTGCTCGGATAATTCGGGTCTGTGGCGTATCCAGCGGCCCATATAGCCTGACATGCCTCTTTGTAATCCGTCTCACCAATAACCGCCTTGTACCGGCTAAAGCCCGTCAAAAAAGCTGAGTGGTCTGCTATAGACTCCTCCCAGCTATCATAAGCTCTAAACACGCCGGTCTCCGTGGCAAGATTAACACCGTCATAGCACTCTTTGGTGGTGCTGCTATAGACCTTACCTCTCCAGCTTTTATCCGCTTTGATGCCGAACAGCGCCTTTGCGTTAACAGCCAGGCCAGACGTTCCCCAACTGCTCTCAAGGATGGCTTACGCAATTGTAAGTGACGCAAGAATCCCGCTGGTCTGCATATCCTTACAGGCCAACGGGATTATACGATCTAAAAACTGTTTTTGCTCGTCGTTCATTCAGCGCCACCGCCGCCTTTATCCCGCAACTGAGCAAGCGCGTCCCTGAGCTTCTCCGATATTGGTACCCCAAGCTCCGCCGCGTTCTCCAGCAAGCTCAGCCCCTCATTGGATAGGAAATAAAAGATGATTGCTGTTCGAATTGCGGAGCCGGTACCCAGGATGTAAACGTCAAGGATATTCGCAATCCCAACCATCACAAGCACAAGCACCTTCCTGACCAGCCCCCAAAAGCCTATTTCGCTGGAAGCTTCTTTTCGCTTAAATGCCGCCAGGACCCCTGTTATATAGTCCAGGGTGACGAATATCACCAGTGCGTAAATAAATCCATCCCAGCCACCTAAAAAAGTGCCTATAAAAGCACCCAAGACAGCAAATACCATATTTATTTTTTCCATAGATAAATCCCAACCTTTCAATTTTTGTAATAAAAAAACGCCTTATAAAGAGCGTTATGATTTAAAAGTGTTTTTGCGTTATAGGGCAATACGAGGCAACAAATCATTTTTCCTTTTTAGCTAAACATTAATTTTAGCCTCCAATTCTTCAACCCTTGCGATTAATTTCTGCACAGCTCCCCATAAAATTGGTGTAAGCTGTGAGGAATCAATGCTTTCACAGTCTTCAATGACAATTTGTTTAGGTACTTCTTTTTCAACCTGTCTTAATGCAGGCTGTAATTCTGTACGTGTTTCCCCAGTATCCGGATCAAATACTTCAACTTCTTCATCCACAAGTTCATCAATAAGCCTTGTTTCATAAATGATATCACCATTTTCATCCCGTTTATCGAAGGTCATTGTGTTTCTATGCACAGCTTTTGGCAGGATTTCTTTGAATTCTGTTGACATGAAGCCCAATACATGTTGATCGCCCTCATTGCCTACAAAACCCTTATATTTAAAGCGATGTAATGGCAGGCTCTTAACATTATCTACGCATATTTCAAGGTCTGCATCATGTATATATTCTTTTATACGTGGGTCAGAGCGGTTTGTAAACGCCGTTCCTGTAGCTGCTCCATAAGAAATAGAAGCAATATCTGAATTGCCTATATGCGCCGTATTTGATCCATGGCCTTGGGCATTGTACCCAATAACAATTTGATTAGGCTGATCATTAGAACTGCTGCCTTTTGTATTGCACCCTAAAAACACACTATCTTTCACAATAGTTTGCATAGAGCTTCCATCTGCCAAAAAGCCTCCAGCATAGTTACCAATACCCACGCTATTAACGATAGTAGCAGGGCCATATAATGCTGTATTACCAATCGCTACACAATGCGCCGGGGCTTTGGCTCTTCCTAATGTGCTACTACCTATAGCAATATTTAATGAGCCTGTAGCGTTAAAACCCATTGCCAATATGCCCGCTGCAATATTACCTTTACCTTCAGCCAGACCGGCGGCGGCCTGCCTACCTATCGCAATATTACCTACTCCTGTGACGTTTTGAAGCGCATATCTACCAATAGCTATTGTATCATTTGGTGCAGCGTTTAATACATTACCCATAGCATACTGCCCATAGCGCACCACAGTATCGTTATCAAGCCCAAAGGTAGTTACCTCTTCCAGATAATCAGTTATGCCACTCACAGCCGTATTAAAATCGTCAATAGTAACAAATGCGCCGGCTTGAACGTCTGCAAGAAGCAGCTTGATTTCCTCCACGGTCAGCAATCCTTGTTCCTTCAACTCTTCTAAAAACTCCTCAAATGTTTCATATTCCGTTTGTCCTTGCGTTTTCAACACTGCTAAATATTCCTCAAGTTCCTCCAAGTAAGCCATAAGTTTATCATATTTAACACTACCAACGGCAATCAATTCCTCCAGCTGGCCCAAGTATGTGCCGGAAGCTGCGCCTAACGTCCTAGTCCGTAACGCGCTTGCTACAACCTGAAAGCTAAAGAATAACGTGCTGAATTTTTTAGCTCCATCCTCAATAGTTTCAGTTACACTTTGCGGATATAAGTCAACTTGCATCGTAAGAGTCCCCGGTCTGGTTAAAGCCTCATCATGCAAAATATAAGTTATCCCTGTCGCCACGATTTTAAGCTTATCAGGGTTTAAATCACTATCTGCGGTAACATTGTTGCCATCATATTTGTGAATCACGATCCCGACCGTTTGAAAGCTGGAATAGCTAATTTCTTTATTGCCGTCTATAATCCTGATACTAAACCGAACTGAACCACGATTGTCTGTATTCAATTTGATTGTTGTTGGTTGCACGGCTTGACCGGCGTTAAAATCAAGCTCTATATTTCGATCAATATATTCCATTTACATCACCCTCCTATAGTAAGCCGTTGCGCCTCAGAACAGAAATGACCTCATTTAGTTTATCTGTTAGTGATAACAACGTCCCGGTTCCCGGTCCCGGTATTTCGCTAACACCATATTTGCTTGCTGGCTCTTCACCGTAAAACCCCACCCGTCCATCGATTCTTAATTTTTTGACTATAGCGTATTCTTTTAAAACAAATGCGTCCAACTTCGTATCTAGCTCAGCATCCCGCTGTTTTAGAGCTTCCTCAAAATCGGCTACAGTCACGTAAGACGGAGCTTCGGCGGCTACGCTTCCAAATACAGGCTTGCCCATGAGGATATATGAGTTTAATTTGCGCGACCGCAGCAAGAAAACTCTATCGCCTGTCTTCGGGATATACGAGTGATGCATAACATGCTTTTTTTGGCTGGGCGTATCCTCGCCGTCAAATAACAGCGTTGGCTCCCCTGCAGTGTTTACGCTGACAACCTTTGCAAACCGTAGCGATAAGTCATTTGGCTCCCCTTGTAACATGTCAATAAGCTCATCCGATTTTATCATACCGTAAGAATCCTCCTTACCTCATGTGTCATTTGCACGCTGCCGGTGTTTAGATTCATCTCCCACGCTGTTTCGCTATATCGCTCTGAGATGCCTAGAATCTTATGTTTAATATTCAAAACATCCATATACCCATGATGTGGCATAGCAGCGGTTGTAAACCGAACCTTGTCATATACTTGTGACGCTTCAAAGGCTATCCGCTGAATATAACTGTCAAGTGTAGCCTGGTCCGCTATATCGCTGAGTTCATCAAACCGAACAACGTTCCGGCCCCGGCGCACCGTACTTAACATACTCATTGGATCGTTATTGGTGTATTTCGACTTAAGCGATTTGTCGGTTTCCGGATTCGTAGCAACGGCTATAAAAATATTAGGTATGTCAAATGTGTCAAGCTCATTTTCTGCGCCCGGAGCTATAACGCTTAAGTCATCGGTTTCGTAGGTCATTCCTGCCGGCGTATTGCTCGGGGACACGTAGGGCTTGGCAGTTACATATCCAGCCTCATCTACATGATATGATGTATAATTTATAGCATCCAGCAGGTCGTTGACAGCTTCGGATTTTTTCATACCGATTTCGAATTCAATATCACGGCTTGTTAGTGCGTCGTTGCTCTCAATATTGATTTTTTGCAATTTTGCCGAATTCAGAATTAGCCTGATTGCGTTGACATAATTCGAACCGTGCCTAATTAGATGCCGGTCCGTAAATTTATCTTCAACCAACATCACCGAACTATCATCACAATTCAATTCCCTGAAAACATGCCCGTTCTGTTCTTTTCGCACTGGAGATGATATTAAAAAAATGCCCAAAGACCATTCCAACCAATCCCTGGGGGTCATTTGTAGACGGAAATATGGCTGTATGCGCTCTTTTGAGTAGTCAATATCCCTGAATTCTGTTTCTTTAAGCGTAAACATTGCTGTGCGCTTTATTTCCGAAAGCGAGGCATGCCTCACGCTTCCCCCTGAGACGCTTAAACTATCGGCTATCGGCACGTCAAATTCGTTTAGCAACGCGTAACGAAAATTAATATTCCTGCTGCCGTCAGAGTAGAGGAGCTGATCAAGCACCTGTTTGTGGGTGTACCCGCCTTGTGCCAAACTCTGCATCACCCGTCGACCTCCTCGTGAAAATCCACCGCTGTAAACGTGAAACTGGTTTTAGAGCCGCTAAACTGAGTCCAGCTATACGGCAGGGAATCAATGTGACCGTACATCTTGCCGATATACGTATCTCGAAGTATCAGCACTTCGCCACTGTTATACAGCTCCCAAAGCTTTTGGCGTATCTTTTGCGTTACAAAAAAGCTCACCGTAGCGGTCAGCGTCTTAAAGCCATTTGATTCCGCGACAGGCAACTCCCGACCTACATAATGAGAATACGTCCTGACCGTGCTGTGCGCCTGATTGCGTTGCGGGTTATCATCGAGATCGACCGATAGCAGCACGTAATCATTAGGCCTAGTGACCCGCGCCAAACATAGCTCCCGGAACCCAGCCATACCTTGCCATACCTCACTGTCTGAAAATGCGCCGGTGGCATTAACGGCCTTAACAAAATAGAGATATCTTACATTAGGCGTTGCGGTGTAATCGCGGTATTCTGTGCCGCTTGTAACGCCAACACAAATATAATCTCCTCCGTCTGCTTCGGCTCGGTATACCATCATTTTTTCTGCTGTAGCCGCAAAACGAAGTATGACGCAATACCCCATATTTGCCATGACTTGCAACGTCGGGACTGCTGGCCGTATCGTGCTGAGCGTAAAAGCGCGCTCGCCCCAATCTGAGGTAAACCCATATTCGTTTTTTGTTTGCACGCGAGCGGCATACTGACCATCTGTGAGCCATTTTGGCACCTTATGACTCAACGTCACATCATATGGCTGGTAGCCCGTATCATATATTTGTTGACCAGACTTGAGAATTTGAAGCTGCCAGGACTGAAACTCATCGGCACCCCACCTGATAGTAGGCCGGCCCTCGTTAGTTATGTTGGTGATCTGTGGCGTTGACGGCTTTCCGATTGTCCGAAATGTAGCTGTGTCAGACCAAGGGCCAACATCACTATATGCGCCATACGTCCTGACTCGCCATTGCACCGTATAGGCAGCGTTTAATGCGCCTATGATGTGATATGTGTTGCTGTTGGTGCCGGATACCGATATCCAATTTAAGCCGTTGACAGTATATGTCAAATCGTATTTAGTAGGGGTATTATCAAAATCGCTTCTGTACTCCCACTCAAAAGTAATGGCACTGGAAGCGTTTTCATGTGAATTTACCGGATATGTTGGCACCGGAGCACGCGGAGCAGTAGGCCCCAACGTAAAAGCTGCTTCTGTTGACCATGCCCCCGCGCCGTTGTGTACCCCTTTCGTGCAGACTTGCCATGTGATTTTAGACGTCGCCGATATGCCGAAAAAGCCAGCTGGAAAGGTATATGCATTGCTTGTGTTGGCTATCTCTATTGTCACCCATGAACCGGTGCCAACTCTATACCGCAGTGTCGCTCCGGATTGCGCGTCTTCCAATATATCAAAGCCGTAGTTTGCTGCCGCCTCACTATCAGCAAAATCATTTGGAACGTGCTGCCATGACAGCTCTATTGTGCCTTTGGGGTTTCGGATGGTATTGTTAGGGCTCAGAGCTATCGGAGCAAGCGGCGCAAGGGCCTCGTATTTAATTTGCAAATACGGCACGTAGCTGCTTGTATACCCGTATATTGAGGATTGATTATACGACGAGTCGAGCCCGGCCTCCTTTACGTATCCAATCCTTATACCTAAATTTTTAAGCTCATCCTGCGAAAAACTGGAAATGAAGCTCAGGGGTAGATGCAAGCTTACGTTGTCGCCGCTATTAGCCACGACGCCGCGATCGGATACCAAGGCCCCTGTTATATTGCCCTCGTTGTTCCAGTCAAATGTCGAAAGCTCAGGAAAATAAAAAGGCTCATAGGTTAGGGTACCTTGAGCCTTGCTTGCCATTGTAATGAATCCATATAACTGCGTGATGCGCCGGTATAAGCAGTCCGACAAATCTACTCGGTATGCGGCCCGGTGTATGGCAGCTGATATTGTCCCACTACCAATAGTAATGGCCTCTCCTGCCTCCTGAGCTTTGCTATTTGTTGATACGTATGCGGATAGGTTGGCTTTTATTGTTGCTGTTGCCAAGGGTTCACCTCCTTAATGCAAAGAAAAACCCGCCGTTCGGCGGGGTTGGTTATGATGCTTAATATTACAGGTTTAGCAGTTGATTTTTTTTTGCATCAAATTCTTGCTGCGTAATAATGCCATCCTCTAGCAAATTTTTATATTTGCGTATTTCTTCTGCAGGGCTGCTAGAGGATTTTTCTGCTGCCCGTTCGAATTTAAATAGCGCACCATGTAATTGCTCTAATATATTCGAGGCATGCTCCTTGTTTACACACACATTGAATTGTTCCTTGATTGTATCAAAGGTGAGAACTCCCAACATAAAACCTGTATTCACAGTAACATCATTTAAATTATCTAAGGAAATGGCCTTAAAAAATTCCCCTATAATTTTTTTCTGGCCTATCAGTATCCGACGATTGGTTATAGCATAGGCATGATTATTTTCATGCTTTGTCGCCTTAATGTAATTATGCAGCCCTATAAATACCATACTGATATATTCACCAGGATTAAGATTTTTCTCAATAACATGAAAGTGCTGTAAAGCCAATTTTTCATTAAAGCCAATACCATAGCTATTGTCTAGGCAATATTGATACATTTCCTCTGCTGTTTTCATGCCATTTATAGATATAACCGCTTTCTTATTATCTTTGATGTCTTCTTTTAGTTTCTTAAAGGCATCATTGTCATTTACATCTAGCCTTAATCGCAAATTCCCGCTACTATTAGAATAAATATCAAATGTCCCTTCTTTTTTTTCTGTTGCCTTTTGAAAATCAACCTTCCGGATATCCTGATATGGAATCTGTGCAGTACGTGATGCAACTGAAACTAATACGTAATCCTCATAAAGCTCAATATAACCGTTTTTGCCATTAGCTTTCATACCCATACAAAGACCCTCCTTTGCTTAATATTACAATATTTTCCATTTCAAGTAAAGGAGGCGATTCAATTTCTGCTGCCTGTAGCTGCTCTGAATTTTTGCCTGAGAGTGCTTAGAAGGTCCATCGATTCGTTAAACTCTCTTAAATCAGCCACGCTAACGTTGAAGTTAATATTGCCAATAGACATACCGCCTGCACCCGCCAACATAGCCCGTGACTGTCTTGCGGTATATACTCTGCTCCCTTGCGGTAGGTCAACAACTTCCGGTCCCTCTTCGCCGACAAGGGCGCGCCCTCCGGGATGATTACTGACGCCGGACGCGTATTGATATTTATATCCAGACGGGACTTTGCTTGAAACACTGCTTGCCGCGTTTGACGCCGTATCCGCCAAGCCCTTAATGCTGCTGCTAGCCTCCTTGGAACTCTTCGTTAACGTAAGTACGAGCGCAACGATAAGAGCGATGGCTGCCACAATGGCAAGTAAAGGCACTAGAATTTTAGTTAACCCAGCCGCTCCTATGGTAGCTGATACGCCGGACAAAGTGAATGCCGCGCTGAGCATTAACAGCGATTTCGCGGCAGTGCCGACAACTCCCAGCAGGACACCGAAAACCGTAGCAAAGGCTAAAACAGGCGTGGGAATAGAACTTATAACGCTAAGGATTCCCGCAAAAATATCCAGTAACGGGCTTAACGTATCCCCTAATTTTATCGCCGCATTTTTAAGTGTATCAAGACTTATACTGAACCTCCTGCCCGGTGATTCCATTGCTTTGATAGCGTCCTCTGTGGTCCCAGCGCTGTTGGATATTTCATCAAGCGAGCTGGCAAATTTGTCTGCGCCTGAATTTGTCGCAATTAAGACTGTATTTAATCCCTCGACACGACCAAATAAATTTGCCAGCGATTCCTCATTGCCGCGAGTCGCCCTGTTGACATCGTCCAAAAATCCAGCCAATCCTTTTGAGCGTAAGGCGGCAACATTAAATTTTAGGCCTAAATTGTCAGCTTCGGTGGCTGCTTGATCAGTAACCTTGATGGTTGAAGACAATATACTTTTTAGACCTGTTATCGCTTGGCTCGCTCCGACACCCTGCGATGTAGTTGTCGCTATAGTTGCTAATAGCTCATCAATCGGAACGTTTGCGGTTGCGGCCAATCCAGCTATATCGCCAAAGCTACCTCCAAGCTCATCAATGGTGAACTTGCCCTCTTTTTGAGCCTTGATAAGCATATCTGTCAAATTAATTTGCTCATCCAATGTCAGTCCGTAAGCGTTAGTAAAGGATGATAGTATGTTTACGGCTGAGGCTGTGTCGGTGAACCCGGCAATTGCCAGTCGCGAGGAGTTTTCCAAGAATGCCAGACCATCAGCAGTGCTTACGCTTGCGGAAAGCGTCTCGTATAGTCCCTCGGCCATCTCTGCCGCCGCTATACCGTACTTATCGCTTAAGTCTAGCGCTCCCTCGGATAAATCTTCAAATGATACCTGCGTTGTGTCTGCTATAGTCCTGACCTTGGCCATGGATTCATCAAATGTCATGTAGGCCTTTAAGGAGGCCGCGCCAATAGCCGTAAATACAACGCCTATTTTTTGCATTCCTTCAGTCAGGACCTCCAAATCAACTCCTGCATCCTTGCTCTTTTTGGCGAAGTCATTAACCTTGTTTGCTGTCTGCCCCAAGGCGCTTTCTTGCTTTATAAGATTATCGGTACTGTCCTTGACTTGTTTATCCAGCTTAGTCAATTCAGTTTCGGCTTTATTATATTCAATTCGGACATTATCAACGCGTTTTTCCAGGTTCTTAAGCTGCGTTTGCGCCGCCTGCGAGGTATCATTGCTTTCGGCCATAGTTCTGCGATGAGATTCGAGCCGGTTGGACGCTTCGTCATATTTGACTTTTATTGCGTCAACTCTTTGCTTTTGCAGCTCCATTTTATGGGATAGATTTTCATGCTCCACGCCCAGCTTATCAAGGCCAGTACCATACAAGTTTGCTTCTTGAGACGCTTTTTTAAACTCGCTATCCAGAACTTTTAACTGCCGGTTTATTTCGGCGGTACCGCCAGTAACTTGTGTGGTATCAAAATCGATTACAATTGAGCGCCTATATCCTTTTGCTGCCACGTTCCACCTCCTTTACAAGAAGCCTTTTATTGACTTTAGGCTATTTACCGTCTGGATCGGTTGTCCCTGCACGGAAGACTGGGGTATGCAGCTGGGAACTCCGGAAAAAGCGCCAAAAATAGACCCTAGCTCTTGTTGCTGGGCCTGTTGCCGTTGTTGAAAAATTTCAACCATATGGATATTCTTATTTAGCCGATTTGCAAAAAACTCAGCCTCGGATCGCCTCATTTCCACACAATAAACATAGTAAATGAGCCACCAGTCTATTTTTTCTTCTTCTTGTGGTCCCTCGTTTGCCCCTTCATCTGTCGAGCCATTATCAGTGTCAGTTTTTTTTTGACCTCATCATCGTCAACCAAGCCCTCGAAATTCTCATAAGCCTCCACGGTGATAGCGTTTACCAGGGAGATACCACCACCAAGCACAAGCCCTTCTACCTCAGCCTCTTCAACATCCTCGCCAGCCGCTTTCATGGCAGAAAAAAGAAGCATTGAAGCATATTGAAAAGGCTTATTCTTGTACTCCTTTTGCAGCGTTAGCAAATCCCCGTAAGTTTCCGATAGGATAAGCAAGGAGTGTGTATTAAAAACCGCCTTGCGTTTTACGCCGGTCGCGCTGTTGGTTATTATGAGCGGTTCGACAGGAGTGATTTTAATTTCTTTCGGCATATCAAACTCACCCTCCTACAGCTTGGCTTCCTGGCACCTTAGCAAAAAAGGTGTCGGCCATCGTGTCAGTAAAATCCTTTGCAGTAGTGTCTCCATAATACTTTAGACGGCCATCACTTCTTCGCGGCATAGCGACCACTGTCAGGCTGTCAGTGCTGTAATTTATTGCATCCGTTTTTTGCTGAATAGTATTACTTATGGGGCTCGGCTTGCACTTAGGAAACCATAATACCTCCCTGCCTCCGCCAGTCAAATCCACTGTGAATCCAAGTGCTAGAAATGGGGCGACATCACTAGATGTCTCAACCAGCACCCCCTCAACAATTTCATGACCCAGCCATTTCGCGCGGTCAGCCAGTGATAGCTTGTTAAGGCTAACAGTCAAATCATATCCGATTATTTGCCGCAGACTTTCAACTAGCACGCCATCGCCATGAAGATCGCCCTCAGCCACGCGCGGTGCCATGCCTATTTCCATAGTTCCCGGCACCTTTTGAATGTCTTCGTACGCAGGTGCGGCGTTTACATCGTCTTCAAAATCGAAAACAGCATATACCAAATCCCGAATATTTATCCTATATCCAGCCATATCAATTTACCTCCTCATAGTAAAAATAAAAAACAACCACCTGATGATAGAGCTTCACATCATCCTCGTAACTCATATCGTCAGGGGTTGTTTTCACAAACAATATCTCATTTTGTTTTGTTAGCAGGTCAATCGCCTGTTTTCGCAGCTTGCGCACAGCTACTGTCTTTTTTCCAAAGATGTCTATTTGGAGGCTGCCTCCGCTGATTATAGGTAAGCCATCACCGTATAACTCGCCGTCTTCGTTAAAAAAATGATAAGAAACGCACAGGCTTTCTTTTGGCCTCATCAAATAGGCGCAAGGTACGTTTAGAGGTGATAAATATTCGGCTGTTTTTTCAACGATATCCATGTCAGCCTCCTATGTCACGACAAGACATCTCTATGATTGCATCCATTTCGGACTCAACCTTCTGCATTGCCTTATCCATAAAGTGCGTTGCTTTGCTTCTGTACGTGCCGTCATTTACGATGTGCCACAGCGTACCCGTTTTCTTGCCGCCCTTGATTTTTGCCTTTTTCCCGCCTAACTCGGTATCTGCGACAAGCGACATCTGCACATCATCAGCTATATGGACGTGATCAGGATCGGTTATATTGGAGCATTTGACGCTTTGAGAGACTGCGTTTTTTGTTGCCTCGCCGGCTGCTTTTAAGCACTTCACTTTGGCCTCCTCGGTCTTTGCAATAATTTCGCCTAGAAACTCGTTTAGCGCCAGCTTATCCCTTTCGTCACACCTCATATTAATACCCACTATTGACCACCTCCTCTGCAAGCATAATCGTCCACTGGTTGGTATTATCTAGGTCAGCGATCGCTAAAATATCAAAAGTGCCGCTCTTAAACTTGATTTTCATGCTCTCGTTCAGATCATCCCGCCAACGAATAATAAACTGCTTTTTCCGGATGGCATTTTGCGCCAGTACCCCCCAGCGCTCCTCTGTTACCTTATCCTCGCGTTTCGTCCATATCTCATCATACAGATCGCCCTCGGCGTCCAAGTCTACTGTGGGACCGTCAGGATCGGGAACAGTATAGATTTTGATACGTTCGCGCATTTCGCCAGCTCTCATATATGCACCACCTTATCGTAGTACAAGAGATTTTCCACCGCTGCCAGGGCTGGGTCCGTGCTATTGGCCGCAGCCTGGGCACGGCTTACGCCGTCCCGGCTGTCATACCAATAACTGATAAGCAAGAGCAACCCCTGTATTGTCCGTTCGTTCATTTCTTCGGGCTCCTCGCCGGTGTAATCCCGACATTGAAAGCCCTCGGCAAAAGACACAGCAGCCTTAATGTAGGACTCCAGGAGCGTATCGTCATGATCGCCGTCAACTCTCAGTTGATTTTTTACTAGACTTAGATTTAGAGGATTTGACATTTTGCGTTTCCTCCTTCGGTTCAGCGGGTGGTTCCTGCGCTGTTGCTAGTTCGGGCTCGGGTCCCTGCGCTGGCTCGGCAGGTTTTACTTTGCCGGCCTTTATACGCAAAATCCTCTCAGCCGTTTCCTCGTCAATATCCACCAGCACATCGCCCTTTTTGATTAATTTATCATCAAGATAAAAATCAGATGTAATTAACATATCCATGCTTCGGCACACCTCCTATTAGGCTTTCGGGATGTCAAGCACCACAAACGGTGATACTTCCATGCCGTTGCGAAGTTTCAAAGCTTTTTTCAGCCAGGGCTTGCCGCCAACGTTGGTGAATATCTTGATAACCGTAACGTTATTCTGGAAATATGGATGTGGCGACGCCTGAATAACAGGGCCAAAGCCGTCCTTAATGACGTAATATCCAAGATCGTACAGACCAATATCGGCCACCGCTGGCACAGTGCCGCCGGATGCAACCTTGTCGGTCCATACTATCGGACGGCCTCGCAGAGTGTCCGGGCGGCCTTGGGTGGCGTCACCAGTACCGAAGATGTACTTGCCGCTCGGGTCTTGCAAGAGCTGGATTTGGTCAAACCGGCTGTTGTCTATTATCCATACAGCATTAGCCCTGGAGTTTGGCAGCATTTGTTTTTCCATCTTGATGATATCCGGATAGGATATCTGGTTAGCGACCTCACGTTTTATTTTGACCAAGGCTGTGCTTTTCAGGACTCCAAGCGGCTGCTTTTTATCGGTGCCTGTCAAACCTTCGTCACCATGGCCGCTAATAAATGCCAGGTCCTCTGCATCCAACAGTGCGCCGCCCAAATTCCGGGTAATAAGCGGAGACAATGCCGTAAAGTTTCTGAGCGCCTTGTCGGTTACGCGCATGGAGGC